TCCTTCAGGCTTACAGCACATGGTATATCCTTTCTTCGGAGAGGGTGAGAGAAGAACAGTCGCAGCGAATTTGAATTGCTGGGATGTACAGGAACAACAATGACAGAAGAAATAACAGTAGATCCAGTAGAAACTACGGAAGTAGACATAGACCCTTTAATAACCACTAAATTGGCTTATGTAGATAATTTAAAAAAAGAACTTGAAGGGATTCAGGAACAGATGGCTTCCTTACAGTATCAAATGGATATTAGAGTAACGGCTTTGACTTTGTACCAGAGTTCATTGGAAGTGGTGGTGGAAGAAGAGGAGCCAAAGGCCAATGGCAAAGACGATAACTAGGAAAACCACCGTGCAAGTAGCCGCAGATCTCGACAAACATGAAGCGATCTGTGCTGAGAGATGGCGGGAAACTATATATCGCATTAAGAGACTGGAAGTATTAATATTAACCACGTTGTTCTCCCTAGTAGTAGGCATGGCAACAATTTTATCAGGACAGGTGTTTTAAAATGATTTGGACAATAATAACAATAATCGTATGGATAATTGCAGTGGCTTCGGTCATTTCTGCAATTGCTCCTTATACTATCAATACAAAAGACGATACTTTTGCAGGGAAAGTACAGAAAGTCATAGACTTTTTGGCCCTAAATCTTAAAAAGAAATAATGAGCAAATGCCCTACGCCAAGTATAAATTTAAACCTGGAATAGATCGTGAAGGAACTGACTACAGTAACGAAGGTGGTTGGTACGACGCGAATCTAGTACGCTTCCGTAAAGGGCGTCCGGAAAAAATTGGCGGCTGGCAGAAAACAACCAGTAATTACTATTTAGGCACAGGGCGTGCATTACACGGTTGGGTCGATCTTGCCGGGACGCATTATCTTGGCTTGGGAACTACTTATAAATACTATGTGGAACTCGGAAATGCTTTTAATGATATAACTCCCATTAGAGTCACAACATCAGCAGGGGACGTTACTTTTTCAGCTACTGATGGAGATGCCACCCTTACTGTAGCTGATACGGCGCACGGAGCCGTAGCTAATGATTTTGTGACCTTTAGCGGTGCAGCTACTTTAGGCGGTCTTATTACTGCTGCTGTGTTAAATCAAGAATATCAAATAGCCACTATTGTCAATGACAACAGTTACACTATTGAAGCTAAAGATACTGACGGAGATGAAGTAACCGCTAACAGCAGTGACAGTGGCAACGGTGGAAGCTCCGTCGTTGGGGCCTATCAAATCAATGTCGGTTTAGACGTTTACGTAGAAGGCACAGGTTGGGGAATGGGTACATGGGGAGCAGGCGGCTGGGGAAGCGTAGGCACCTTGGATTCTACCAATCAACTGCGTTTATGGTCCCACGACAATTTTGGCGAAGATCTAATAATGAATGTACGGGCAGGAGGTATTTATTATTGGGATGAATCAGGGGGAACGAGTGCCAGAGCCGAGGCCCTTACTGCATTATCAGGCGCTAATTTAGTTCCGACTAAAGCTTTACAGGTATTAGTCTCAGAAAAAGACCGGCACGTTATTGGTCTCGGTGCGGATCCTTTAAACGCAGGAGGCACGGCTAGAACAGGCGCTATTGATCCGATGTTTATTTGTTGGAGTGACCAAGAAAATGCGGCTGATTGGGAGCCAAAAGCCACGAATACTGCTGGATCCTTAAGAATTTCATCGGGTTCCGATATTATTGGGGGGCTGTCTTCGAGGGAAGAAATAATGATTTGGACGGATATTTCCATGTATTCCATGTCCTACATCGGTCCTCCTTTTACCTTTGGTATTAATTTAATTAATCAAGGTATAGGCCTTATTGGACCCAAAGCTGCGGTCAATACCCCAGGCGGTGTGTATTGGATGGATAGAAAGGGATTTTATAAGTATGCCGGAAACATAGAATTGGTTCCTTGCAGTGTGCATTACTATGTATTCAGTGATTTTAACCAAGAACAGTCCTTTAAAACCTTTGGCTTTTTAAATAAACAATTTAACGAAGTGGGATGGTTTTATCCATCAGCAGACAGTACGGAAATAGATCGTTATGTGGTTTATAACTATGGCGAAAACAGTTGGACGATTGGTCAATTAGCACGTTATGCGTGGCTGGACGAAGGCTTATCAACTTATCCAAGGGCCACCGGCAAAGTAAATTCCACCCAGTATCTGTATAACCATGAAAACGGCAATGATGCCGATGGCTCTCCCATGGATAATGTGTATATTCAATCCAGTGACTTTGATATGCAACCTGATGGGGACTACTACACCTTTATTCGTAAAATCATTCCTGATGTGAAATTCACCGGGAACGGTGGATCCGATCAAACCATTAATTTCGTGCTGAAATCAAGGGATTTTCCGGGGGACAGCTTGACCACGGACACGACGCAGAATGTTACTTCTACGACGCAGAAATTGGATACACGCGTACGCGCACGACAACTGACTTTCAGGGTGGAATCCGACGATGATAATTCAGCCGGAGCGCGTTTAGGCGTGGGTTGGCGTTTGGGTGATACGCGTATGGATGTTAAGCCCGATGGACGCAGGTAATGGGAAAGCTATTAGAAACGCGCTTACCGATTGCCGTTAGCGAAGTTGAACCAGGGATATACAACCGCATGGTGCGTATCCTGGAGATTAATTTAGGACGCTTTGATACCACGGCAACGCCTGAATACAACGATACGCAAGTAGCACAAAATAAATTTAATGCAGGGGATATAATATGGAATACCAACAAAAGTGTTTTACAGGTATATACGGGAAGTAAATGGCAAGATATATCAACCAGAACGGAAGTTGGTTTAGAAGCAACTGGTTACGTAGGCACTTTAACCGTAAGCACGAACGGAGCCACGACGATCAATCTGAAATGAACACAGTGGCATTAATGAAGGAATTAATGTTAGACGAAGGCTATAGACAAGAAATATACGCAGATCCTTTAGGTCATCTCACTTTTGGAGTAGGTCATTTAATAACTGAAAACGACGAAGAATATGGAAAAGAAGTAGGCACGCCTGTAAGCAAAGAACGAATTGAAAAGTGTTTAGAACAAGATATAAAAACTGTGTTTAACGAATTGGATTTAAAAGAACCGTGGTGGCGTAGTTTAGATGGCAATCGGCAACGAGTAGTGGCCAATATGTGCTTTAACTTAGGTCATCCCCGGCTTAGTAAATTCAAAAAATTTATTTATGCCATGCAGACTTCCCAATGGGAAAAAGCCGCTGAGGAGATGATGGACTCAAAGTGGGCGACACAAGTAGGCGAACGTGCAATAAGATTAAAGGATAGGGTGTTATATGCCGATAAATAAGGTAGAAGGGGGCTGGAAAATAGCCAATACTAAAGGACTTTCTCCTAGTAAAAAGGCTGCGAAAAAGCGTCTAAGAGCCATAAAAGCAAGTCAAAGTGCTAGGAAAAGTGGTAAAGTGTCCAACTATAAAAAATCATCGAGGAGGCCCTAATGGCCAAGAAACGCCGATGAGTATTGCTGAAACCCTTACTGGGGTAGCCGGAAAGGTATTGGATAAATTTGTCCAAGACAAGGATTTAAAGGCTAAGTTAGACCACGAACTGAACATGGCTTTTCACGAAGCCAATTTGGCTCAAACCGAGATAAATAAAGTTGAGGCGGCAAGCCAAAGCATGTTTGTCGCGGGCTGGCGCCCCTTCGTGGGTTGGACGTGTGGGGTGGCTTTAATGTATCATTTCCTGTTATTACCGCTTTTACACTTCATTTTAAAGGCAACAGGAAATGAAGTTGAACTGCCTGAATTTGACTTCTCCCACCTCAGTACGATTTTGATGGGAATGTTGGGGCTCGGCTCGCTCAGAACCTACGAAAAATTACGCGGGGTAAGCAGAGAAAAATAATGTATAGAGAGGACAACAGCTTTAAAAGAGGCTAGAATAAGACTATGGCAGGTAGAGTAAAAAATTGGTGGAACAGCCTTTGGGACGACGACGATACCGTATACGAAGATGAGTCTAGTTTTGACGATGATCTTTGGGCGGATTTGGGTATCGATCAAGGGGATGACCCTGATACGTGGTTTGATGACCTCACTACTACAATAAATCCAATAGAAGAGTCTAATTGGATAGATGATTGGTCTAATTTTGATTTTGATGAAGAGTACGGTATAGGATCATTAATAAATGAGGATCCTAATATATTTGATGATGAAGATTGGGCTGACACATACGATTTTGGGTTACCAAAGAGCCCAACAGTGGACTTTGAGGATCCGGACTTTAATTGGGGGGAATTTGATGTTGATGCTTATTTAGATAGTATATTGGATCCCGATTATGGTGGGGGTACTGAAGGAGATCCCTCTGATTGGTTTATAGATAGTGGAGATCCTGCTACTCAAGATTACTCAGGAGTTGATCCTTCTACTTTTGATACAAGTCTTTTCGATGAGCTTGGTTATGATCCACAAAGCGGTTCAATTGAAGATTGGCTACAATCAATCCTTCCAACAGAAGATGTTGATATTTGGGAAGATGTCAGAGATAAAAGTGGTAGCATAGATCCAAGTTTATTTACAGGTAGTTGGGACACGTGGCTAAATCCTCCGGAAAGAGGAATCTTTGGTGGTACAGCAGGTCCTAAGATAAGAGATTTTTTCGGTGGTTTATTTGGCAAAGCCAATAAAGCAGTAGGTGCCGCAGGAAGTGGACTTGGAGGTCTGTTAAACTCTACCCTGGGACAACTGGCCATGCTTAATTACATGAAGAACAAAAATAAAGACATCATGGATATTCCTGTAGGATATGGCGACGGTGGTGGCGGAGGCGATGGATCTCCGATTGATTACCGAGTATTTAATCTACAACCAGCATTGATGCCCGGTGTAGCATACGCCAATGTAGGCAAACCGGAAGGAATGAAAGGTGGA